CAGCAATAACTTGTTGAGCCTGTTGGAGTTGAGCAGTCAATGCTTGCTCAGTCTCGCTCGGGCCAGTCCCTAAAATTGCAGGAGGAATCCAGTTTCTCATCCGTTCCTGAAGTTTGTCAGCGTTCGGGAAGTCTGCCGATCCCATATAAAGATCACCGATAACCTGAGCTAATTGAGGTTGTTGTGCGATCATTTGAGACATTGCAGAGAAAGCCTCTTGTCTTCTCGTGTCGTAATTAGATCCGCACTCAGCTACTACGTCATAAGTACCAACGGAGGGGTTGAAAATAGTGGAGACTTTAGCCTCCTCCTTATGTTCCATCTGCTTAAAGGCTTCCTTCAGATTAGGATCAATCATAATCTGTTGTTCTTCACCGTCTTCACCCAAAATACGAACCGTCCGTTTGGTGTCGTAAATGTGTGGGATTAAGTCAATAAGAATCTTACCGGTGAACTGAATAGCCATGTTTTGCATATCTTGAAAGTGATAAGTTACCCTCTCTCCCTGATATTTGCGCTTATCAATAGCAACCCCAGATAATTCTTGACCTTCAGCACCGAAACTTTGTTGATACTGCCCAGAGGTCATCATCATCTCATTTTCAGCGGTCTGCATGCCTTCCATGTAAACCGGTGCGCTCATTGGAGCTTGTGCCCTCTCCGGTCTAGGAATTGCGTTTCCATTCTCGTCCGCATGGTTGTACGCTAGATAAGCATGGTTTTCGGTGTTGGCAGTAGCCCAGTAGTTTTCCAATCCTTCAATAGCCTCAACTGGCGCAAGGTAAGGAGTCTTAGACTGTAAAGCACCATATTCAAGTGCAGCAGAAGCGTTGTAGTTGTACGCTCTTTGTGCGTCTTTCATGTACCGAACCAGACCCTTACGGTCTAATCTTCCCTCAATTGTCATTTCCTCGCCAGGCACTCGAACGATTGGAATGTACTTTCCTGCCCAGATTCCCTTCTCCAATACCTTGTTTCCACCGATCAAATACTTGTGGATAACATGCTTGTCGATCCTTCTGCGCTCAATGTCAGCACCCATGCGGATTGCCTCATTCAGCATCTTAATTTCCTCTTTGCTCATATCTGACTGTCTCTCAAACTTTAAAGAACCGTCAGCTTGAGGAATAGAGTAAAGCCATTCTTTTTTAGTCTCTTTCTCGTAATAAGTAGCCAATCGAACTACGTCTTTAGTCACCCAGGACTGATTGCCACCGGAATAAGCCATTGGCACAGATTCGCCAGGGTACTTTTTCTCAAACTCCTCCCTTGGCATATCTTCATAGATAAACCCAAATCGAGCGTCCGATCCGTCCCTTTTCTTAATATGCGGATCAAGGTAGACCGACATAGCATCAGGGACTTCCCTAATATATATCTCTTGGTCAAAGGTTGAATCGTCTGCGTAGGCAGTTGTAACCGTCCAATATCCTATTCCACCACCAACTTGTTGCTCGGCTGCCATATCGTAGGCAGTCTTAGCGTTGGAGATGTACTCAATGTGTCTTACCAATCCCTCAAATATCTCTGCTGCCTCATAAGTAGCTTCGTCATTGGTTGGATGTACCGAAACGGAGGGTTTATTTTCTTTTAGGTTGTTGACAACATGCAACCAGTGAGTGTGCACCTTATTAATAGTGATCATCGGCTGAGTATTTAACCTCCGCCTGGCTTTTACTGCCGGTTCCCACTGGTCTTGATTGTCAGAGTCAGCAAAAAGGAATCTCATGTCCTCCCTGAACCTTTGTCTTGACGCTTGCTCCCAGTCTAAACAGTGTTTAAAGTTGTCCTGCGCTCTTTTGACAATTTCGTCTTCGGTAGTATTTGCCATAATTACATCCAATATCCAGGTGAATTGTTTGAATTAAATTGTTTTTTCGGTGTGTTTTGCGGTTTTTTCTCAATTTTTGATCGCAAAATTGCCGGAAATAACTCAGTTAGCACCCAAATCCAAGCATCTGCACGATTTGGTGACTTAGACCCATTGTAACCATTGGTGCTAAATCCTCCAAGTTCCTCCTCCAAATCAACAAACCTACCTACATGCCTGATCTTTCCTTGTTCGTATAGTGGAGCAAACGGCTCTGCCCTGACCATCTTTGATCTTGTGGCAAGTACCGACTTGTAATTAGTCCGAGGTCGTGATGCCTGGATAACCATTTCAACCATCGCCCCACCATAATTATTTTCTCCAACTATTATGTCTGCGTTATGCCTTTCAAATGCGCTTGTTGCAACCTTACCCCAAGTTGCAGGCCCTGCCTTCACCGTACAGTCTTCCAGTAAATATGCGTTTCCATCCGTTCCAAGCGCCCCTACAACAATGCCAATTGCGTCATTGTCAGCGTTGTCACTATCACCTGCTCCACTGGGATCGACACCAACGACAACTCGCACAAACTCGGGTAAATCTTCCTCTTGAGTTCTCCACCGGTCAAAATAAAGGTCTGTAAATAACTGGTTAGGGTTAGCATCGGTAAACTCTCCCTCTAAAAATCGTTTTCTAAGCCTTGCTGATAATCCCTCAAGTGTCTTGATGTACCCATCGGATAGATTCTCTTGGTTGTCCTTTGGGTTGATCTGGAAATACTTGTAATCCTCTGGATCGTACAAATTAATCCCTGTCTCTGGGTCTCTCGTTTGAACAAACAACTTATAAGTCCAATGGTTCTTATCGGGCGGGTTGCAGTCAAAGAACATCCTCGGCTTAAGAGGCTTCATCTCAATCTTTTTGTCCACAATGATCTGTTGATTGACTTTTTGAGCTAACCTGGTCATTGCTATCCCAACCGAAGGCCAAGCTATCTGACTGGATTCGTTCAGGTAGATCGTTGAGAACTCCATACCTAGAATCTTCTCCGTCCGTTCCTTGTCATCCAGTCCACCAAACCAAATCTCACTTCCATTGTCAAACTTGGCAAACCAGTGTGTCTTGTCTAGCTTGTATTTGACCGTTGGATAACAGACTTTCATTACTTTCGGAAAAGTGTCGTACACCACTGAGTTGACAACGTGATTGAACCTGAAACGTAGGATTGTGTGCCTTGACCCTCCTGCCTTGATTGCCCTGGTAACAATCTGCCGAACAATCGTAAAAGTCTTTCCTGAACGTGATCCACCAAAAAGCATGATGTAAGTGGCATCCCCACTCATCAACTTCATTGCCTCTAGTTGTTTCTCGGTGTACTTAAGCGTCATTGTCTGTAGCTACTTGCATAAGAAGTGGGCCACCAGATGCTCCGGTAATTTCTTGTTCGGTCTTGTCTCGCCATCCTAAGATGTTCTTTGCGGTAAAGATTGAAAACTGTGCGTTAAACACTCCCGCAGTCGCACCTTCGACTAAAACAGACTCTTGTAACTGCCTTGCAACTTTATATGCGTCGGAAAACTCAGGATGTTTAAGTCTTTCGTTCTCATCTTTTGCGTTAGCCCATTCATGTAAAGTGTCTCTTGTGACCCCTCTACTGGCTGCAAATCGGGTTAGTGTGGGGAATAGATTAGATAATCTTTCAGTCCGTTCTACTCCGTTGGGGAGAATAATTGTTTTCTCCGAGTATGCGGGCTGATTGAAATAATCTATTAATTCTTTGGCATATTCCTCTTTGTAAAGGGATGGTCTGCCTATTGGGTTGGGGTGTGATTTAACTGTTTTCTTCATGGTTGCCAATTGTATGCTTAAATTGACGTATTGCAAACTATTTGTTTATTAACAGGTATGAGGACTGGTAATGGCGGGGATGTTATCAAAGGTTCATCCCTATTTTTAGCACGATAACTTAAAACAGACGGTCTTCAGCTTTTTATCGGCTTGGCTACCGAACTCAGACATCTGTTGCTCTCCTTTGTGAGCTACCTCCACGCAGGGAAAATATTTCATTCCTTGCCGTCAATCCTCATACTTGTTAAATTTGGGACGGTTCGCATAAAGCAGCGTTCTTTTTGTGCACCAATTCTTCGTGATTTACGGCGCTAACCCGTATTACCGTCCCAAAATCTTTATTGGACTGGGTTTCCGTCCGTTTGTTCGCTTTCCTTTTGAATCTTTGCCTGATACTGGCTGACCTGGATTGCTACTTGTTGTCTGAGTTTGTTCACCAGTTGCTCGACTTGTGCCATTGGGAGACTTCCTAGTCCTGCAAAGATGATATCTGTCTCTTGAGTTGATAGATCAGAGAACGTGATTTTTAGTGGGTTCATGGTTGTTTTTGGGTTGATAAAAACGAATGTAAGTCACCTAAATAGGTTGGTGAGTATACATCTGAAATATCGAAATCTTTTGACTTTAGACCAAGCATTGTGTGTAGGTCTTCTAAATAGTTTTGTGAATGTGGGTTGAGATTAGGGTTTACAAGTAATTTATCGGGTGAAACATCGTAGGATTCCAAAGGAAAAGTATTTGATCTTTCCTCCGGTGTCATATTCATTCTGGCTTGAGTTGCCCTAGATTCTGCCTCTCCCAATAATCTACTGTAATAATCCGTAGGAGTTGCGCCAAATTGTTGTTTTAGTTCACCAAGTTTTGTTCCGTGAAAACTCATTTGTTGAGCTGCATTATTTTTAGCTATTGGGTCTTCAGTGGTCATCCTTTGGTTGTAAGCATTATTAAATTGGTCTTGATGATATTTAATTTCTTTTGCTATTGGATCAAATTCTGTAGGGCTTCCACCCCTTCCCCATCCTTCTCTTTGCTGAATAGCATGTTGCGCCTCATGCAAAAAAGTGCTTTTAAGATTTTCTAAATCTGGCGCATTACCACTAATTGATTCGTTTTTCAATTGGTCATTAACTGTTGTTTTGTAGTATTTTCCAGTTGTTTGCGCCCCTGGAGTTAATTCCCCAGTAGATTCAATATTTCTTAAAGATGGATAAGCCTGGTATAAATCAGGGTGAACCAGATTGCTTGGCAATTTAGATTGAGATTCATATAAATCGTTCTTAATAGCATTTTTAGCTTTAAGATCTAAATCTTTAAAATCTTTTCCATGAATCAATTTTGCAGTTAAATTTAACTCTCGATCCATTTCTTCAGGAGATAAGTCTGCTCTACCTTTAGCCGATAAATCACTCATTTCCTGTCTTAATCTACCGTCTGGACTTCTAAAAGTGCTAGTTTGTTTCCAAGCATCCGCAGGAGAAACTCCTTTTTCCTCTAGTTTAATGAATTTTTCTGCTGCGTCTTTGTTCCAATTATTTGCACTTTCGCCAATAAACATCCTCATTGGCTGAGGAGTTACTTTAGCTAATTTACCTTCACCATAAACCATTGCATCATTAATTGCATTTCCTGCAATACTTGCATATTTAGGTATCAAAGGAGCTAATTGCGATATTAAACTTAAAGCATACCCCGCTTCACCTGAATTTTTAATGTTTGCAGCGTCTGGATGTAATACGCTAAATCCCATTTCATCGGGAGCAGTCCCAGTTAATCCTTTAATAAATGCGTATGTTTTAGGGTCTGGTAAAGTGTTTACATCCCTCAATTGAGCTAATTTTGTGCTTTTTTGTCCCTGCTTGGCAATGTTTGGATTACCAAAATAAGGCTTATCTGAATCTAATAAGTCTTGCAAGGAGGGCATTTTAGTTTATTGTCTGAGGTTGTTGATCTATTGTTACTTCTAATCCAAACTGCTTTAAAACTATAAGCCAGTCATGAGCAATGACTAAAGCGTAGCCATCACCGATTAAAGTGATGTTTACCTTTTGAGTTTCGTCATCTATGTCAATAGTGACGTTTGCCCTGCTCACTTTTTCTTTTTTTTCTTTTCAGCTTCACGCTTTTCAGAATAGGCAATTGCAACGGCTTGCTTAACTGGACGGCCTTCTTTGATTTCCGTTTTCACGTTCTCTTTAAAAGCCTTCTTTGATGCTGATTTTTTAAGCATTTTTATCCTTGGGTATGCAAAATAGCATAATTGATCTGAATTGCCTCAGAATAAGCGTTGTTGGTTGAGTTTTTGATCACAATCGTAAACTGACCACTTGCTATTGCTGCGACAAATACGTTGTACGCTCCAAGAGTTCCACCGCTTGCAACACTTGCAACTACGGTGTCTTTTGCGCTTACTGCTGAACAATTTACAACAAAAACACCTTGAGCTGCCGGTGCGAGTTGTGAATTTGCCGTAACAATTGACCCTGAAGGAGTGTTGATCGTTACCGCAGTATTCTTGTTGTTTGTTTGTGTAACAGTTGAATAATTCCCTGCTGCGTAGCCTATCTGCCCAATTGCAAACACATTATTTGCAGAAACTATGTCCGCACCAATGATGTTTTGGTCAGAATAAGCTACCCCTATTGCTTGGGAATTGCCCATGATTACAGTGCAATCGCTTGTATTAGTGCAAAACTTACAACAACTGCCTCAGAAAGTGATCCTGCGGAGATGTTTTGTAAAGTAATGTCAAATGATCCTGTGCCAACTGCGGAGCAATCAATCGAATAATCGCCTGAAGTACCACCAGATGCAATTACCACAATTGGGACATCACCAGCAGTCACTAATGAGTTGGTAACTGTAAATTTAACCGCAGCAGATGCAGCTAAAGCAGCGTTATTCATCACAATCTTACCCAAAGCGTTGTTGATTGTCACGCCTGTAGACTTGCTTGTGGCTTGTGTTACCGAAGGTATTGTTCCGCTATAACCAACTCTGTAACCAAGTTGACCAGTTGAGTTGTCGGCTGCAATGGCTTGTGAACCTATTAGGTTCATGTCTTCAAATGCTACACCTAAAGCTATGTGTCCCATAATCTACCCCTATTTTTTCAATTTAATCTTAGAAAGAGCCTTCATCTGCTCGTCAGCGATCCGCTTTGCAGCAGACATTCTTGACCGACTTGCCTCTATTTCTCTTGCTTGCTGAAGCGTTCTAAGGTCAGATTCTGCTTGCCATTTCTTTTCTTGAGCCATATCTCGGCTCGGCATGGAAAGAACCTCAACCTTTTTAGCGACTTTTGTAGCCATTACTTGTTACCAGAATTGATGTTCTTCTGTGGGAGCATTGGAACTCCGTTTGTGAGGTTAGGCTCTTTCTTTGGGCCTAATGGAGGACGCATCATTGGTTTTGCGCCTTCTCTGCACTCAGATGCGTAATCTGCTGCGGTCTGTAGGTGACCAGGGTCTTTTAAACCTGATTTACCTTCTTTATTCTTTTCTGCGTCCGACTCATAAGTCATTCTTTTACCCATTTTCAATACTCCTTAAGGATTTTTCTGATCAGATTACCGAATTATCACAAAATCTCAAAATTTGTCAATGAAACTCGGATTTCAACATTTTAACCTTGTTTCGGTAAATTGTAATAATTTCTTTTAGATCGTCAATCGTATATTTTTTAGGCTCAAAGTCCGTTTCTAGCCTGACAACTGCCTCAACTCCCAATTTTTTAATGAGATTCATCCGGTAGTGGATGATGTTGCCAGAAAGATGATTGTTGCATGGGGCGCATTGCCGGTGTACGTTTTGCTCGTCAAACCTCAGATTTGGCCTAGAACCCACCGAAACGAAGTGTCCGGCATGATACTGACCTTGATGAAATCTTTGGCAGGAAATGCAGGGTTCGGCTTTATCTCGCTCCCGAATAAACTCGTTAAATAATTTTTGAGCATCCTTCATCCAGTCTGATCGAGTTTTTAGGCTCTCCAAGGCTTTTTTTGTCTTTATTCTATCGAGTCTCTCAACCTTAGCCTTTTCCTTCTCCTTGGCTTGATTGACAAGGATTAGGCTACATTCTGGGTTGCATGCCTTGTGGGTCATGCTCCGCTTGGTGAATTCTGCCCTGCAAACCTTGCATTTAGTCATTGGGAGTCCATTTGGTCATTTAACTGGTTAGGCCAGAAACAAGGAAAATTGCCTAAATCTGACATCCTGGAGTGCCTTGTTAACCTCCCAAGTCTCATTTTACGGTCTTCCCAGTAAAGTTAAAACTGAATAAATGACAATAATGTAAATTGCATACTCAATCAAGTTTTCAGTCTTTTCAAACCAATCTTTCTCAATTCCTAGTAGCCATTCCTGTATCCAGTCTTGATCTGGGTTGTATTGATTCCTTAGTTGCGGATCGTATCTGCATCCAATCTTTATCTTGCCGGTGTCGTAAGGAGGTACTTTAGGCATTTTTTTCCTTTAATTTAGCTTCTAAAGCGACTGCAAATAAATAAAGTTCTTCAATGTAACAATCTTCAATGTCTTCATCTGTTAACCCTACCCATTCTTTAGTTTGTGGTGTGGTGTAGAGCTTTGTCCAGTTAGGTAAAGAACGCCACGCACCAATGCCTACTATCTGCCGACTAAAATTATCCTCAACCACTTCAGCTACGGGTTCACCCTGCTTTTGCTTTGGAAACGCTCGTGCACCACCTCCACAAATTGGACAATCAATTTCTTGCCATCCAAGTCTTGCTAACTGTTCACCCTGATCTTGCTTTAATGCTTCTTCTAAGGCTTTAATTGCACTTTGAGCTTTATCTGCCCAGTCACTATCAACTATTTCATCGTGCCAATTACATCCTCCAAAAACTTCAAGTGCTTGTTTTATTGCTTCTTTAGTCATGTGTTTTTTTCTTTCAATGCTTCGTTTATGTGAGTATAAAAAACCCAATTTAATGATTCACCACTTTTAATTGCTTCTTCTTGTACACCTTCATATAACAATTTAACTTGTGTTGGCGTTAACTCTACCCATTCTTTTTTAATCTTTGCTTTAAGCACCAAAGGTTTACCACCTTCAACTTCGACTTTAGTAACCCCTGCCCTTGGGTGTACCCATTCTAAAAATTCTATTTCTACATTCATCTTCGTTCTTCCTTATTTATTCCAAGTTGTATTTCCTCTGATCTGATCTGCCTATCCAAATAGTTTCTCAACCATTGGATTCCCCCAAGTGTCTTAAACATATCTCGCTGATTTTCAGTCATTCTCAAACCAATGTTTACTTTTGATCCTGTAATCTCACTTTTCGACCTCGGCATAATCATCCTCAAATTTTACGTTATGTTCAGCACCAAAAGCCATGATCAACTCTAGTAGTTCGCTCATTTCGCTTTTGTTCATTTTAGAAGTTGATTGACCTAAAACCACAAACCCAGTTCCATCAATATTTGGTACAACCTCTTGTTTTTTAATTGCAGACGAAAATATGTGTTTCCAATCCTCTGCGCTTAGTTTCCTTCCATGCCAGACTACTTGTTTAGCAATGTCTGCCAAAGATGCCCAGAGTTTGCTATTTTGCTCCAAAGATCGGTTCATAGGCTTGCACTCTACAACCCAACCCTCGGGAGCTACTGAAACAAACTCTTTAGCCCTTTGCCTTGCCTCAGAGTGGCTGAGAACGAATATTCTTTTGTCCGTACTCATACATTGTCTTCTTTAGCATTTGGTACATTGATCGACCTGATTCTTTTTTAAGTTGAGTTTGTCTTCCAACTCGCCTTACATCTGTCTCATAGTTGTGATCAGAAACGTCAATGTTGTTTTCTCTTAATGATTTTCTGAGTGCTTTTGCTTTTTTTGCGTTCATTAGAATTTCCCATCAAAAATATTACGTTTTGGTAGACATTGCAAATCAATCACAATATCCGTTAAGTATCCGCTGACCAGTCTTTTAGAGAATACCGGCACTGCCCTAAGACCTGAGTTCTCGCATTGGATCGTAGCCGAAATAACTTCCTCCCTGCTCATCTGCTGCACCTTGGGGTCAAGGACAATAGGAACTACTGGAGGGTTAGCGTATTGAACCGGCGCAGGAGTTGTCGAACATCCTGCAATAATTAAAAATATAAGTAAATATTTCATAATTAAGCCTTTAATGAATAAACTGCAACGATTACATCTTTTCCAAATTGGTTTTTAACATGCTTTCTTGAGGAGACTATCTTTTTACCATCGTCCTTCAAATTTCTAATCCTCGCTGCCAATCTAAAGCATCCAAATAGCCTAAGAGCATCCATTGCGGTTATCGACTTACCTTTTTGTAAATAATTTAATATTTGTTCGTTTTGTGATTTCATCTTCAATTTTCCTTAGTTGTTAATAAACTTACACTTTCTAACTCTTTGATTCTGTTTCTTACGTCCCTCCCTAAGTTTTTAAATATTGGCTCGGTTTGCATTTTCTCTTTCACAATCCCTCTTGTATATTCTCTCCATCCTGGTCTTAGTGCTAATTGAGCATAGAACTTGACGATTGATTCATACTCTGCATCCCAGTCAAACATTTTCAAACATCCAAATTCGCATTTCGGGCTTGGGTCTAGTTCCACTGTTTGATCTACCGTCTTTTACCGGTCTGACCCTTTTAAACTCATCACGTCTGATAGGATACTTTGCTCGGTCTAGTTCTTTGATTGGTATATCCCATCTTGGGACTGGTTGCCAAATTGTTTTAATCATACTAACCCCATAGATTTAGCCATTTGTATAACTTTATCTTTGTAAATATGCCAATGCTCCATTTCGTCCCAACTCGGCAATTTACAAACTTCGGCTAATTTTTCAATTCCAATCCTTGTATCAAGATCATAAATTTCTCTAGAACTTTTGCATAACTGTCTAAATTTTATAGCTGATGGAGGAAAGTCACCATCCATGTTTTTCAAGGCATGATCCAAAATATCCTTAGATTTTAAAAAGTCACCAAGTTCCTCAGTCCAAACCTGTCGCATAATTTGAGAATCTACATCCTGCCAATGCCTAATAAAAGTCTGGCCATAAATTGCGTACATTTTGCCAAAAATGTAATCCAAACCATCATCAGGACTAGACTGGTTAATTATTAATAAGTTTGACATTTTTATCACCTCCTAATAATCCCCTGGTTAACCCAGAAATAAATTCCTGCTTTTTGACAATAGCTGCAGATTGAGATTTATCTTTTACCCAATCTGCCTTAAATCCTCTCCATCCTCTAGCAACTATCTCGGACAATGCCTGTTCAAGAG